CCGCCGGAGACATCGCCCATCCCTGGCGGCTCCTCAATGCTCGGGGAGCTGGCGTAGGTCCAGCTACTGCCCGATGGCGTCGGATCGGTGGTGGCGACCCAGACCGATGACGGCAGGGCGAATCGCCTCCATTGGCCGTGGCCGGCCGCATGGCCCGCCAGGTCATGAGCCTCTGTGGAGGTGAGGCCCTGGAACCGCAGCTGCAGCCGATCGCCGGTCCTGCCGTTGCTGCGCCGCAGGGTGGCTACCCGGCCATTGGCAGCGGTGAACACCTCCCGCGGCACGTCGCCAGGGATCAGGAGTCGCTCGGCTGGCGTCAGCGAGGGGAAGACGGTCATGGAGTGTTGATCAGGACATCTTTGAGATGGCCGTTGAAGTGCCAGACGTTGCTCTCTTCATTCCGGCCAACATTGATCGCAGAGTTGGGAGAGTTAATGTTGCCGCTAATCGTTGCGCTAGCAACCTGAGAATCATTAACCTTGATTACAAGCTGGCTACCAGTCCGTATAGCCTGAATCTTGTGCCAGTTTTGAGCAGTGATGATTGAGCCAGTTTGAACGTAGGCATCTGTTGAGCCGATCCTGTACCAGAACTGCACAAGACCGCTGACCAGCATCAACCGCCAGGATGGCCCCGAGCCTGGCCAGATCCCGACAATAACCTGATTGCTTGCAACAGCGTTGGGGTAGGCTAGCGCCGACACTTCGAAATCACCGCCCGCTAAGTGAATGCCGCTAGACGGAATGGATAGGTAGCCATTCCCGACGAACAGGCCTGTAGGCTCACTATTGTAGGTGACCGCTGTGCTAATAGATGGCGACTGCCCAGACTGGCTAACAGTGGTGACGGCCAGGGAGTTTACGCCAGTATCGTAGAATGTTGTGCCACCATTCGCTCCATTAAACTGCAGGAACAAATCATACGGATATGGTTGTGTATCAGATGGATTGAACAATGTAGTTACGATTTCCAGTGTTTGAGGCGTAACGACTACAGCATCGGTCGGTTGACCGATCTCCGTGAGGATTGACAGCGATTCAGGCTGAATCAATGCGCCAGTGCCAACCATCGGCGCAAAGAGCTCGGTAATGATTAGCAGGGATTGCGGCTGAACCGTTGGCAACCTGCCCAGCACATCCAGGGCCACCAGCGACCGGTTGTCGTGATCAACCGGGAAATGCACCAGATCCAGGACTGTGGCGCCACTGGCGTCAGACTTGATGTTCTCGATCTGATACAGATAGCTGTGAATCGATGGCTCGCCATAGCTGGGCACCCTGGGATAGTTGACCTGGATGACGCTGCCGACAATCAGGTTCAGGATGTCAGAGTCGTACTCCGGCAGAATCCGCAGCCCTGGCAGCCGATGGGTGATGTAGTTGCGCCGGGCCTGGCGCCAGAGGCCCACCGTCAGGGCATGCCGGTAGGAGCAACAGAACTCCCGAAGGTCCAGGGGCTCGAATGGCCCAGCCTCGCCGGTGCCTTCAGCCCTCACCTCGATCACGCGGTCGTAAGCCGGCTGGTTGGCCGGCTGCGCCCGATAGGTGACGATCAGGGTTGTTGCCTGGCGTTCCGAAGCGCCGATCCACCGAGGAGTAAACGACCCCGGCACGATGTGGCTTTCGTTCAGCGTCAGCAGTGGCGTGATCGGGTCGGTATCGAGTCGGTAGGTGGTGGGATTGACCGGATGGGCGGGCACCAGGCCCAGCCGGCCGCCTCTGTCCTGCACCTCCAGTAGGAACAGCGGCGCGACGCGGTTCAGAAAATCCCGCAGGTTGACAGCGGCCCTGATCTCACCGTTAAACCTCAGCCCCATGGCACGGTTGAACCGGGCCGCCAGGGTGAGGGAGTCGGTGTCGATCTGATCGGTGGTGACCCGATCGGTCGCCAGCATCAGATAGCGGGCTAGGTCTGGTAGCCATGGGCTGGGGCCAGTGCCGCTATCGATCAGCCGGGGGGCTTCAGCTCCGCCGCGCAGGAACACCCACGCCTGCTGCCGCCAGTCAGTGGAGCCACTGGGATAGGAGCAGCTGAATGATGCTGTGCTCAGTCCGTAGTAGCTGCCGCCGCCAGTTCCGCAGTAGTTGGCAATTTGCGGCAGAGGCAAGGGTATGTAATTGGTTTCGGTGATCTGCAGTACATAGTTAGATGCTGGCTGATAAAATGCTTCGCCGCCAAAAATAGTCAGAAACCAATCTATGCCAGCTTCTTGCAGGGTGACAGAAACCCTGTTCTCCGCTGTAGATGGATTGGCTGTGTAATTGTAGCCAGGCATGTATCTGCCTGATTTAGTATGAAAGTACATCGTAGTCATGCGATTTCTATTTAGTCCGCTGAATGGCTGTATAGATTGACTCTTAACTGGCAACACATTGTATTCAGTTACAAAGTTACCCCGACTCGTTAGCGTAATCGAAGCGCGAATCTGCTGGTTAAACTCTTCAATCGTAAACTCTCTGTTCGCGGCGGTATTCCATCCTGTCCACGGCTGACCGCTGACCGCAGTCTGGTAGGTCATAGTCTCGACCCGGTAGCGCTGCTGCAGCGCATTGCCTGGCGACCAGCTACCGGCCCTGCTGCCGTAGGCCTGCTGCATGGCGCCGCGCTGCTGCGCGCCTTGCCAGAACTCGCCGGCTTGAATCGTGCTCACCTGCCCCTGGGATAGAACCAGGTGGAAATAGGCGGTAAGGTTGTTGGCGTCGTCGTTCTCGAACCTCAGCTCAGTAGCGATCGGGGCCACCCAGACGCCGCCGACCTCGCCCTCCTCGGTGAGATCGCGCCGGCCCCACGCCAGCGGGATAGGCGCCGCCAGCTGGGCCATGGTCTGATCGCTCGTCAGGCTGGCCGATTGATTAGTGAGCAGCGACCGGAGGAACTGCTCCCGCGCCCCGCTGGTGAGCGCTGCTACAGCAGGCTGGGGAACCGTCATAGCCGGGGAGAGTAGCCCGTCAGGCGCGGGGAGAACACACGCGGCGGCACCTGGGCTCCCACGGGCATGATCGCCGCCCCCAGGGAGATGGTGATGGTCTCATGCCCCTCGGCTCCGATGATCTGCCCCACAAACCGGCTCACCTCGATCTCACTGCCTGGCGGAGCGGTTGCGGTCGGGGCCTGATCCAGCTCCAGCAGCCGCACCTCTGCGAGCCACTGGGGCGGGGCCAGAGCGTCCTCGATCACCGCAGCGACATCGGTGACACCTGGCAGGCTCAGCCGCATGGTGGCCTGATCGGCGCCGCTGGCCACGTTGAACCCCTCCGCATCAAACGGCAGGTAAGCCCACCCGCCAGACAAAATGATGCCTGGGTAGAAGTTCTGCCATCGCTTGTGAGTGGTGGCCCCCTCGTACAGGCGCAGGGTCAGTCGACGGGCGTAGCTCATCCCACCCCCAGCGCCGCACGGGTCGAGGGCTGGGCGAGCTCGCTGCGGAGCTGGTCCACCGCCTGGCGCACCATGGCGGCGGCATCATCGAGGCTGACCCACCGCGAGCTGTCGGCCTGCTGCATCACCGGGCCGGTCTGGATGTTCACCACAGGCCGGCCGCCGCCAGGGGCTGAGCCATTCAGGACGGCAACACCACGAGCCCCGCCCAGATAGGCGGCAGAGGCGGAGGCCATCCTGCTAGAGGGGATCACGTACTCCGGCTGGCCACCCTCGCCAACCTGGGCGATCGTCGGGCCGGTGACGTAGGCGCCGGTCGCAAAGCGGGGGATGCTAACTAGCGGTACCTGAGGTAGGCTAACCCGCGTCGTTGACGAAATAGCGCGAATAACGCTGTTGATGCCACTAATCCAATCGTTGATAGTTTTGTTTATTCCAGCAAATACAGAATTGATTGCGTTGCGAATGCCTTGTAACATGCCGTTCCAGATGCCCTGCACTGCGCTAGCGGCAGACGTGAAAGCCGACCGTAGCTGGCTGCCGATCATGTCGCCGATGCCTTTGAACTGCCCCAGCGCAAGAGCCGCCATTGACATAAGCACTCCGCCCCAGTCACCACGCAACGCCTTTAGAAATATACCAAATGGCGTATTTACAACGCTGTCGAATGACTGGATGATCTGATTAAAAATATCACGCGAGAAGTTGATTATAGCTTCAAAAGCGTTGATCC